GTGTCGGGGTCAAGGTCTAATTGAACGGTTGCGCTGCCATCCTCATGTTCGTCTATGTCAGTTATCTTTATAGTATCATTCATCTTTTATCTCCTACTACTACTACTGTGGTGTTAGTAATGGCAAGTATTGCCCGTTAACTAATACAGTGATGTCATTAGTTTAGTCATCATAGTACTAATGCCTCCCATGATGCAGGATATAATCCCTTCATATCCATACTGATTGCATTAGCAACCAGCCTAGTCTCATACTGTGTGTCATCCTTACGTCTAAGATTACACATATCTGCCCATGCGTCAAGGCTACCTGACCACCACCACTCAGTCATGGTGTTTTGTGGCAACACCATACGTGCTTGCTCTGGGCATACATTCTGAGCTAGTAAGTGTTCATACAGGCTCTTTTGAATGCCCTGTGTGGTCTTGATGTTGATGTCGGGTATCTCCTCACTACTACTTCCCTGCTTGACATTCTTTGCCTTACCTCTCCACGATTCTGGATTATAGAACTCAGGCTCATCATCTACATACCTACGGCTGATCTCATTCCAACGTAGGAACTTGTGCTTGACTAGTTGTCTAGCTACAAAGATGGGAGCCTTGACATGGAAGGTAGCAAAGCAGTGACCGAATGGTGACATATGTCTGTGCTTGGCTAGGAACTTGATTAGGTTTGCGTCTGAAGTATTGAACTCTTCAGTCTCCTTACCAAAGGATACCCTTGCTGCATTGACTACAGATAGGTCAGTACCCATGTAGTCTTTTAGATTTACATCAATCAACTGTGATCTCCTTTATTTCTATCCAGTGGTTCATGGCATACTTTTCCATGAGGTAATTACGTCTGTCCTCTGCCTTGTCTCTGTTACCATAGACAGACTCACACCCCATAGGATTCATTACAAGGTATACTTTACTAGCCATTCCATATGCCTTCGTCTTTCTCATCTTGCATGGCCTTCTCACGTTCCTTCTTGAACAATTCCTCTAAGCTAGGGTTGCCCCTAAAGTAATCAGGGGTGTCACGATTGTCAAGTTTTTTCTCTATCCAATCTAATAATCTTTGTATCATGGTGCTGTTCCTTTCCATAAGGCAAGCTGCCCCTCAAGTTTAGTCTTGCGTACCTCAAGGGTCTTGGCCTGATGTTCCCAGTAGTCTGACTCACGTTGCAGTATGTCAACCTGACCACGCAACATATCATTTTCTTTCTGGACTTTCTTCAACTTAGTCATAGTAATACCTGCTTCAACTAATAAGTCCTCTCTAGTTCTCATGCCTCATACCTCGCTGTCTTGTAGTTGAGATTAGTATGTACTATGCCATGCCAACCAGACAGTTTGTTCTTGACAACATTGAGGTGGCGCATAGTATCTTCTTCTTCAGCACCCTCAACTGGTGGGTTCTTAGCGATCAGCAACATGAGGTCTGCCTCTGCTGCCTTACCTGTACGACTACCCTCCATCATAGATTGATTGAGTACAACCTTGTTCTCTGCATCTGCGGATAGCTGTGACATGTAGAAGATAGCACAGCCCTGTTGCTTTGCAATCTGTCTGGCATAGATAGCGTTAGCCTTGAGTGCTTCATCAGTACGTGAATAGCCACCTGTCTTAGCGAACTTGTCACCCATGTCAAGCACTACAATGTCTGGCTTGTATGTCTTGCACACACTCTCAACCCATGACATGTCACGATCAGTAGCATCCTTGAACTTTACGTTGTCTCTGATCTTATCGTATGCAGCCATTGCCTTGCCCTTGTTAGCGACAACATCCTTGGCTTCCATGTTAGCGGCGGCTGTGATGTAGCGGTGAGCCACACGGTGATAGCCTTCCTCATTGCACAGGACAATGCACTTAGCACCCTGCCATGCGAAGCCACCCTCACCAGCAATTAGGCTGGCATGGAATGAAGTCTTGCCAGTGTTAGGACGTGCGCCAACCTCAATCAAGTGACCAGCATTGACGCCCTCTACCTTACGTGTGAGGGTAGGGATGTTGAATGTCCACTGGCTCTCAAGGCTATTGAGTGACAGGATGTGGTCAATGCTTGAGTCTTCCCACTCAATGTTTAGCTTGGGGGTGAAGTCATCACCATACTGTTCAAGCATGTTACGTAATGGCTCAAGGGTATCCTTAGTACCATTGACATAATCAAAGCCAAGGTTGGCAATGTCCTCACCGATTACCTGTTGGAATAGTTTAGACAACACCTCTTGTGCAATGTCCACACCCATAGGTGCCTCTCTCTTTACAGTGGCAAAGAGTGCAGAGTATGCTGTCTTCTGTGCTGTAGTGAGGGTGGCATTGCTCGACATGAACAACGCCTCAATCTCATCAGGTGTTACAGTGCGTTCATACCGCTGCATGGCACTGTCGATTGCCTTCTTGATCTTACGTACATCAGGGCTGAACAATCGTTCTGGGCATCGTGATCCACGGTGGTTGTCATAGAACTCTTTGTCCATCAGACTACGTATTAGTGCTAGTTCCATCTGGGGTGTATCCTTCTGTTAGGGCTATCAGATTAATTATATCTACAGGGTTATTATATTTTAGATCGTCTGTCAACTTCAATACCCTGACATCAGGGCAGTAAGTACGTAGCTCTTTAGCAAACTTGAGTGACTTAGGTAAGGCATCGGGGTCAAGTGCTACGATTATGGTGGAGAACTGCGACAAGTACCTCTTGTGTCCCTCCGATAATGATGTACCCAACACAGCCACCCCGACATATACATCATCATCTGAGGCATCCAGCTTGAGTTCGTTATTCACTGTCGCACCTACGACTGCTGCACTCACGCTGTCCTCCACCACTACAGCGACATTACCACAGCCATGATGGTATGGCAAGTCACTATTCCCATATCTTTTCCATTTAGGTATTCTTTTTCCTAATGATCTACCTGATCCATCAACCATCACACCTCGCTCGTCTAGCACAGGAAAGACAATGCGGTGATCCTTTACGTCATACAATACAATAACATCAATAGGAGATAGGCCATACTGCTTGAGGTACTTCCAACACTCAGGCCCATCATTTACTATGTAGTCTGGCTTTACAAATGGGATAGGCTTGTCTGCCTCTGGCTCCATGTAACCCAGTGCCTTACGAACATCACTAACAGACAGTGCCACATTTGTACCACCACTGACAGTGCAACTAGCCCTATAACAATTCCAAACAACCTTACCCATTGTATTAGTAATAGTAAATGTATTCTTAGTGTGACACACTGGACATGCCATACGTTTACTATCACCAACACTTAACTGTAAGTCATTTATGATTTCTATTATATTCATATCTAAACACTTTCAATGTTGTTCGTTACACTCAATTCTACATGAGCATGACGGGCTGTCAAGGCATTATTTGCAGATGCGAAAGTATTTTTCATGTATGGTTTCACAGATGCAACATGTGTGTGTCCTGTCACTGACATGATCTGTGGTAAAGGTACACCAGCCTCCATCATTTGTGTTACCCCTGTCCTACGCAAGTCCATAAGACGCAGGGTATCGGGTAGTTCTGCCTCTCGCATGACCTTCCTACCAACTTTAGATAGTCTCTCCATAGCATAAGGATTAAACGTACCACCAACAGGTCGAGGGTGGGGTGCAATGTATGGCTGGAAACCGCAGTCCTGATACTGATCATTGAGCATAGTGAACAACCCATCATCAATGGGCAGGAACACTTCAGCCCTACGCTTTGACTGCACTAGGTACATGCGCTGTCGCTGAAAGTCTATGCTGTCCCATGTCAACATACGCATGTCACCTAGACGTTGGCACCACTGGTATGCCATAGCCACGATCAACCCCACGTTACGGTACTTGTACTTGCTCATGGCTAGTTCCATAAAGTCCATCACATATTCGTGTGACCACACAACCTTACGTTGTGGCAGTGACTTGCGCTTGATCTTGGTGAAGGGGTTGAACTGTATCTGCTCCATCTCAATTGAGTAATTAAAGACACGACTAGCACAGGTTGCTGCATGGTTGGCGTAGCTGATGCCCTTAGTGACCCACTCTTCATAGACTTGCTTTGCAACCTTAGAGGTAACATCAACATGCTTCTTATCGCCAACAGTTGCCACCAACTTGCCTATGAAGTACACATAATCAACCTTAGTTGTATCACGTAACGCCTTGAAATCATTGGATGCATAGTAGAAGTGTGACAAATCTGCAACAGTTGATTTATCTGTGATCCTCAGTATCTTTGCCTGTTCCTCACGGTACTGGTCAATGGTATCATTCAACTCATTGGCGAGTAGTTTAACTTGCTTGAAGTCACTGCCCCATTCCTTGCGGCTCACCACCCCAGCATCAACTAGACACTGGGGTGGGTTGAAGCGATAGGACACTACACCCTTGGGTTGTTTACGTGGCTGCACAAATCTCGGTAGGTTTGTCATTTATTCCATCCCAATAAATTTTATCTTGCTCTCTTGAACGGTAGTAGGTTTCTACAAAGTGTTCAATACTGTTAGAGTGGTAGTGCTTTTTTCTTTTGTCACTACCCCACTTACCTGTGGTGTAGTAGTATGAGTAACGTGAAGAGTATCTACTCTGCGGTTCTTTATCTTTGTAGATAAATATTAAAGCTTGGTTTTCATGTACAAAGTAGGCCAGTTCTTTGTTGTCTAAGTATTTCTTGACAACCTCTAGCGTTTGGTTGGTGGGCTTTCTAAACCTAGGCTCACCCTTAGAGTTACGCCCAACATAAGTCCACCCCTCATCTTCATTGCCCTCAAATGTTTGTTCAGCCATACCCTATGCTGCCTCTAGTGTGATGAACTTAGGATCACTGACCCACTTGCTCACCTCTTGCTCACGTGACCACATGCTGATGGCCTGTGTATCGTTGCCTGTGTTCTTTAGGTTGAACCCATTGCGTTCGTCTGCATAGCTGGCGTAGTTAGTGAAGGCAGAGTACAAAGAGAACTTGTTATGCCCACGCACATTTACCTCATGGTTGTACAACTGGAACATCTTCTCAGCCTTACGCTTTGACCCAATCATATCATCTAGCAGAGACTTAACATCTACATACTTGGTTGATGTGTTAGCCCAGACCTGCATCTTTTCTGCTGTGTCATAGAAGTCTGACCTAGCACGGGTCAACTCTTTGATGAAGCCATCAAGGGTAAAGTTGGCTGTGTTCTTCTTACGCACCTTGTCATAGTCACCAGTAATCATACCATTGGTGCAGAAGAAATCAATAGCCCCAAAGAATACTTGATTGGAACATGACCCATCAATGCCATGCAAAGATATGATACGATTGCCTATGCTAGTCTCATGTTTGTCTGTGGTGATAGTGCCTTTCATGTTAGGCAGGGTGATGTCAAGCATAGCCCATGCACCATTACGTGCGGTGCGCCACTGCATGTCAGCACCCCTGACCTCATAAGCATTTAGTTCTTCAGTCACATTCTCTATGACACCACGATAGAAGTCACCATGTGATGCACACTGGAAAGACTTACCAACAATGCCAAGGTACTTGCCTGTGTTTTGGTTGATAACATACTTTTTATCGCTCACTTTAGTATCTTCAAAGTCTACTGCAAAGTCTAGGTGGTCTGGGATCATATCGAAAGCCATTGGCTATTCCTCTCAAGGGTTATCGGCAACTGTGCCTGTGTTGTGTAGATAGTGTAACCTATGCTAATGCTTATAGCAAGGGTTAATCTTCCCAAGTGTAAGTGTATTCATATCTCTTTGGAAAGTTAGCATACTCTCTAAAGAAGTAGTGGCTACCCCAATCACCTTGGTATAGCATCTTGTCTGCCCATGATGGCTTAACGTAGGATGCATGGTAGTGTGTTGATCCACCAGTGAAGTCAGGAACCTCACCCCTCAGTACATCAGCAGCAATCATCATAGAGTATGCCCATGCATATTCATCTTTGGGTTCATCTGATTTACCATCACACCACCAGCTAAACTGACAGCTACGCTTAGACCTACGTTGTTTAACTACATCACAGATAGTGTCAGGCCAGCGGTGATCTTGCACCCTGTTGATTACAACATGAGCTACAGCATACTGCCCATCGAAGGACTCTGATCTGGCCTCATGGTATACGTTCAAGGCTAGGCATGTTAGTGCTGTCATAATCATCTTGCCATTCATCCTGTTCTAAAAACCATGTGTCTGTGGCATACTCAATAGCTAATACACCACCACACATACCATTGTACGTGCCTTTTACTCGCCTGTTTTTCTTAAAGGCTAAGGCAAAGTCTTCTTCAGTATTACTTGTCATTGTATCACCATAGGTGAAGGGTAAAAGTATTCTATGTTGGACAACCCCGAAGGCACATACTCTTTGCAGTCTAGTAGTGACACCCTAGCTGATGGTCTGTCCATCTTAACTAAGAGTGTCGCTGTCTCAACTGCACTCACCCAATCATGTACGCTTGGCATTGTATTGTCTAACATAAATACACTAGCCTGATCGTCAATGTCAAGGGTAACATCATATGCCTTCAGGTATGCCATCAGTCGTATGACTCTCCAAGACCTAGCAAGAAATTGTTACGCAGATTCCAGAAAGCATGATCTAATTTCCTTACATCTGAAATCCACAGGTTGTGACAGTCACGCAGTGCCTCCATTGCATCATCTAGTGCCGCATAGGTTGCCTTGATTGCCTTCTGTTGGTCGTCTGTTAGCCCATCAAATGCAGCCTTGTCTTTGGCAACACGTTCCTCACGTTCTTTTACATAGTCCTCATGTGTTTTATTTGTCATAGTATATTACTCCATTTGTTCTTTGTATGACCTGCGGAACTCATCCTGCCTATTCCGCTTGGCCTTGTTACCTTTCTTGGCAGGTACAACTTGTGGTCGCTTGCGTTCCATCAGCATAGCACGTGCCACAGGATTTACAACCCTTATGGCTGCATGTTTTCTATGCCAATGGTCTGTCATTTCAAAACAACCCATTGGGGATAGATGCAAACATGGCTTCTAAATCATCTTCATCATCCTCTATAGGCAATGGCATTTCATCCTCGAAAATACCTTTAATGAAATCACGATCAGATGGTGACACATCAGGCATTGCAGTCTGGATCAACTGCCCATCATGCCATGCGTCAAGCTGTTCATAGGTTAGGCCAGTAATATCTTTTGACCGTGCGTTGCCTGTCAGTATTGATTTAGAATGTATAAGCATTGTCTTAATCCTTTGTGTGTGTAAGTTAGATTATATCAAAGTTATATAGGCACTAGTGGGAGGTGTCAAGTACTTATATAACTTGTGATAACCTTTCTGCTATTTAAACTCAGGCAGTCTAATAGTGTTGCCATTCTGCAACAGTTTGACATATAGGCCAGACGTAACGGCTAACTTAGCATCATCCATAGCCTGTCGGTAACTGTTAGTTGAGTACTGGTGCAGGATATTCCCAACACCAGAGTAGAATATGCAGTGGTATGACATTAACCTGCCAACGCACTATCGTCTAAGGCCATCAATTCTTTGTACAGTTCATTAGTTTTATTCCAAGACTGCAAGTATTCTTTCTTGGTACGTGATGCCTTGGTAAGATAGAGAAACTTCACATCAATGACACCCTCTCTTTTAAGCACACGTACACGATACTGCACACGGGCATAGAACTCATTTAAGTCTTTTGCCATCTGTGTCATGCTAGTAGTTTTCCAATTAGCTAAGATGTAATCATCTATTACAGCATAATTATATGTAAACTTTTCACACTTAGACATGTGGAAAGTATGGTTGACATAAATTTCTGGATGTGTTGAAGCAACAACAGGCTTTGTGTTTACTTTAGTCATGGGGTAGTTCCTTTTCATGTTGTGCTTGATTGCACGTTGGGTTGGTAGTTGGTAGTATAATAAGCACACTAAACATGCTTATCGGTACTGTCAACTATTATTTTATGCCATGCAGCCTGCGCCATGCACACCATGTGATAGCCTGTATTTGATAGGGCAAGTAATCAGTACCATGCTCTTTGTTTATCTTTTTAGTTGCAGCGATATAGCATTTAGTAAGATTGCGATACTCTTTGACACCAATCGTTAGCTTGGCATCAGTAAGGTTTAGACGTTCACGATATACAATATTCCTAGCATGACCGTCGATGCAAACAATAGATTGGTTAGTGTCGTGAAGATAGATGCAAGTAAAGAAACACTGTATCTTGCGACCGTTAAGGATGGACATAATACTATCATAGTTTGCATTTTCATCCAGTTCAAGTATCGCATTAGCTTTCGCTTTCATCTTGTTGTAGCATGACACTTTGACCGTCATGGGATCGCCACCACTAGAATATACATCACACATATTCTCAGCATCTAAACAATTCTTGTGCCATTTATTGTTAGGCGATATTGCCGCCATGACACCACACACTGTAACGACACTCAAACCAGTGTTAGCTGCAATGTTAGTCGCTATCGTGTGAGCATTGGCGTACCATGTAACGCCGTCATGTATCTCAGACTGCATTGCCATATCATACATGGCCGTGATACCTTTAGTTTTGTACATCTGTTAG